ATCATGCAGTTCTTTTTCCCAAACTTCTTTCATATCAGTTTCTTTTTGATGAAACTTTTGCTGTAAGCTAGTGTATCCATCAACAAGCTCTTGAGGAGTTTTATATTTCTCAGGCAACCATTCTGGTCTTTCTGGTGCAGAGTCTTCTGCAACTGCAAAATCTTTTTCTTCTGTAGGTTCCGCTTCTACTGCATTTGTTACATCAGCTACAGTTTGTTGTGTGGTTTCTTCTTCAGCCATTCTTCTTCTCCTTCATTGCATGATTAATTCTACGTTCAAGTATAGCGTAAACATATCTTTGACCTTCTAAATGACGCAGTGTTGCATCATTTACATTTGGGCCATTAACAGTTTCTATTGTAATTTTTCTTAAATATTTAAGAACAGATTTACCAGTAGGAGTATTAAACAAGCTATGAACATCAAGACTTATTCTTAAATCTTCATCTTTGTTTCTTTCTACCCCATCAATACCAATGTATTTATTGTGGGACAACCTCTTCTCCTTCTGGTGGTGCAGACATTTGCTGTGCTTGTTGCAACTGTTGTGCTTGTTGCATTAACTGTACAAGCTCCTGTCTTTCACTTGAATCTCTAATTAAACTATCAGGAACATTAAACTTCTTAGCTAAATGACTAGCTACTTCTTCACCACTCACTAATAAGTTCATAACCTCTGGCCCAAAGCTTGATTGTACTAACTGCATCCACTGTGCAGTATTATTAATATCTTGTTTAGCTTGACCTTGACTTAATGGAGACACAGAACGAACCTTAACTTGTCTGCCATTAACAGTAGGTATTTCAATACGACCTTGCTTCTTAAGAATATAAATAACTCTTTGCAATACTGGTTGTACCAATTCAGACTGCAACCTACCAAATGCAGAACCTATTTGCCTAGATAAGTCAGCCATACGTTCAGCTATTTCTGTAGCTGTAGCTGGAGTTTTATTAGGATCACCAAGCATTTCATTATACAAAGCTCTCTTAATATTTAACCTCATGTCATTTAAAATAAACTGACTTACATCAAAATTGCCTGCTGCCCTTATAGGTTGTAATCCAGCTGAGTTAGGAGCTTTAGGAATAACAGTACCGGGAACTAAACTAATTGTATCTGGATTAATAATACCATCATCATCTAATTGATAAATACCAGATATAGCCATCTGTGCATTTTCCAATACTAACTGTACAGTAAGGTTAGTTGTTTTAATTGCACTTAAAGCATTCATTAGTGGGCCACGACCATATACTTCTCCAGCACACTTTGACCAACGAAAACAAATAAACGGATTAGAACCTACACCTTTAAAGGAATCTGCAAAGATAACATTCTTATCTCCCATTTCAACAACATAAGATAAGTAAGCATCTTCATTTAATAACATATAGTCCTTACAAATTACTTCTAAAATACTTGATCTAGTATCAGGACTATTGTGAATTAACTGTTGTAGCTTTGGACTAAATGTACCATTGGGATATAAAATAGGTAAATCAGAATACCTTACTTTTCTCTCACGAAAGATATGATCTATCTTATCATCAGGGCCAGTATCAAGTACAACATGGGGTAAAGGTATAGCACTAAAATTTACAGGATGAACTGCATCACCTTCAGCAACATGAAGAACACCAGTACCAACAGCCAAGTCCATAAATGATTCATGAACCTCTTGACCAAAGTTTGAGTTTTGTAATACCTCAAAAACATAATCAGTTACTTCATCAAGATCATTATTAACTTCTTCTCTTTGTTCTTTAGGAACTTCTGAACCAGCAACAAAGTCAGCCCAACGAGCAAAGTTAGGAACTAAACCAGCTTGTAATCTTGATGCAAACTCCTGTACACCAACCACTGCCGTTTCATCAAATATCTTTTCATCTCTACGCTGACCAACCGATTCTGTATAAAAAGATTCTCTTTGAGGCATAGAGTATTCGTAACACTCTTCAAACAAAGGAATAAAATTATCTCTATGAGTTTTTGCTTTCTCATATTTTTTTAAATAATCGTTTGCTGTTTCGTGCATATTAACCTCTTTTCGAATAAAAGCCTTTACCACCAGACGGCCCAACAATTAATGACTTAGCTCTTTTAGTCCTAGCACTTTTCATATAAGTACCAGCCATTCTTTTTTTCAAGGCAGAGCTAACTGAAGCGTCTGTTTCTGGCATAAGAGATCGCGTTGTACTAGATAAAGATTGAGTACGAGTAATACTGCGTTCCAAGTTTTCACGCTTAAGTCTTTCTCGTTCTTCTTGCTCTCTACGCTTTTGTTCTTTTTGTGCAGCCTCTACTTCTGGATCAACTGTAGGTGAACTGCTACCACCACCAAAACACATTGTACAATCTCCTTACATCCTTGACCAAAAATTAAATCTTTGCGTTATCGGTTTTCTTTTGAATATATCATAATCTCTTTTAGCATTAAACGAAGAGAGGGGTTGTTGTCCAGCAATTAATTGTCTTCCTTCACCAGCTCCCAACATTAAATACTGTAAAGCATCATGGATGTGGGAGTACATATTCTTTTCTGGTTTATCATCATAACGCTCTCCAGATACTTGCATCCTTCTATAACAGTATCCACCTTGGAATCCTTTGATTAAAGTAGGGCAACGTCTATCAATTATAAATGCTGGACTGCCATCTGACATCTTTGTTAATTGAGAACCAACAGACTCTAAACGCAAATCAACACTATTAGATGGAGCTGGTATTGCTCTTAATCCAGCACCACGAAGAATCTGAAAAGGAGTAGACTCATCTGTTTGCGCTCTAAAATCCCCTGCTGGATCACCAATAATATTAACATCCAATCCAGAAAAACGAGTTGCTATCTCTTGCCTTAACAATTCAGCAAAACGAACAATACCCATATCAATCGCTACAATCTCTGATTGTATTAACCATCTACCTCTTACCTTCTGACCAAAGACAGCAGCAGGGGTTAATCCAAAATCAATACCAACATACAAAGGAACACCAATAGCAATAGGTATTTCTTCTTCAGCAATATGAGTTTCACTTACAAACTGTGGATACACAGGCTTACCTTCTTGAATAGAACCTAACTTGTTCATAACATAAACATCTATCCAGCTTTTAGTCTTTCCTCTAATTAAATTTGGATAATACGTTGCAAGTATATTAGATTTATTCTCAGCACCCTTATTCATTACATAACTATTAACATCACCCTTCTCATCTAGCTTCTCACTCATAGCAGAAGGTTGTACATAGAAAGACCAGTTATCAGGTTTAATTAACATCTGTGCTTGCTCTCTAGGAATATAATCTGGAATAGGAACTTCACCAGCCATAATAGCCCACCAATGATCTTCCTCTGGAGCATTGGTATCCGCTATAACACCAGACCAACTTGGGCCACCTTCTCTCATAGAAGGGTATCGACCAACACGCATAGTACACGCATCAATAATACTTTTCGGAACTTCCCTTGCTTCATTAATCCAAATGCCAGTTAGTTCTAAAGACAATAATTTTTTAACATCCTCAGGTCTATCTAATGCTAAGAACAAAACCTCAATATCTAATTCATCTTGTTGTATATGATGAGTGTATGGAACTGACCAATGAAACTTTCCCCATACATCTTCTGGAAACCAATCTAACCAAGTCTTAATAGTTGTGGTTCTTAACTGAGGGTTAGTGTTTCTTATAATAGCCCAACGGCTTTTACGCTTACCTTCTTTGTTCTTATGTTGCTCTAAGCTTCTACGAAAAACTTCAACACAACAAGCAACAGACTTACCAGAACCTACCGGACCTCTTATGCCTCTAAAAAAATTAGAGTCCTTCATAAAAGACTTTATGGTTTGACCATCTGGTTTATAAGTAAAGGTATGCACTATACTTTATATTTATTGATCCCAATCGCCCATGTTAGAATAGTCATACCACTCACGTGAGCTTACAGCTGCACTATAAGCTTCACGCTCACTATATCCTTGCGCTCTTAGTTTTTGCATCATATCAATAAAAAAGGGAACTTTTAATATATGTTCATTCTCCAAATGGAGAGAATTAGCATATTTAAAAACATTTACTGCTAGCTCAATTGGTTTACCCTTATAAGTTTTAGGTCGCTTTGGGGGTTTTATTTTGCTACCAGTTAACGCTAACAATGATTTTTTAGCTGTCTTTGCTTTCTTAACTGCAGCAACCTTTCTTGCATCTTTAGCCATAACTATTCCTTTCTACAAAGTATCTATCTTAAAGTCTTTACCAGTCTTAATAAGTTTGTCAATAACCTCTGGAACAATCGTAGAGATTAACTTGTCAGCCTCACGATCTGTACAAAACTGTTTAGGGTGATACTTCAAATGCACAGTCTTAACAACTTGCCTCAGTATTCTACGCTCTTCCTGATTAAGCTTGTGAAGAAAACTCATTTCTTTTTTCTAGTACGCTTACTACGTTCACTACGTGCAGGTGGTTTTGGAGTTGGCTTTGGTTCTTCAGTTTTCTTAGAAGGTAGCCAAAAAAATAATATTCTAAATAACATACTCATGTTCTATACTTCCTTACTTTCTGTGCAATCTTCTTAGGTTGCTTTACAAATTGTTTCCCAGCACGATTGCCTTTTGCTTTTGCTTTGTTGGTTGCCGCTTTCTCACTAGCACTTAAAGACTTCCAAGCTGCATCTGGTAAGTATCTCTTCTTACCCTTTGAAGGAGAACCATCAGAAGTTCTCCACTTCTGCTTTCCCCAATTTAATAAAGATCGTTGAGGAGCTTTCACTTGTATCCTCCACCTTTAGCCTTGTACGCTTTAGCTAACATCTGTGCTTTTCTCGCTGACCATTGACCAGGATTACCACCTTTACCACCAGCCTTAATTCTTCTAAACAAAGCTTTCCTCATTGTTGGTTTGGTATAATTACCAGCTGCATTAACTGCCATTACGCTTTATTCCTTTTACTAATTGCTCTTGCCTTGGCTCTAGCATCACTCTTAGAACTAGCACCCCAAGCTTTTAAACTAAGAAGAAGTCTGGTTGGCTTTCCCTTAGAATCTCTCTCTGGACCTCTCATGTTACCCATCCTTGCTAAGAAAGATGCACGACGAGGATTATCACCACTCTTCACTGGAGGCTTAAGAGTTCCCTTCTTGTAACTCGCTCTGCCTTTAGCGTTTAACCCACCTTTGGGATTCTTACCTTCTTTTCTAGTCCAAGCTGGTGTTTTATTCATAACGAACCTTTCTAGCTAAAATTGTTTGTAAGTCACTACTTGCAGTAACGTTACCCCACTTTTTGCCCCCCTATCGGTTATTGACACGCTTTGTACTTAGTCCAGCTGTATGTTTATTTTTATACCACCCGTATGCAAGTGCATATGCTTATCAGGAGCTTTGAACCCAGCCCTATCAAGTATGTCTTTGCTTGCTTCTAACTGTACGTACTCACTTCTTGCACCTGTGCTAAGCTCTGCTAACCTATGACTCGCATACGTAGCATTGAGTCCAAGAGTCTGCTGTATTGCTGTCTGCATGTAGCTTTGCACCTTGGGAGTTCGTAAAGCCTTACTGGCTGAGACACGACCAGACTCTCCTTTAGCGTAGCCAGCAATCTCAGCTGCCTCTTTGATTGTACATCCTGTGGCTACGAGCGTATCAACAAGCTTCACTTGTCTGTCAGTTAGTTGAACAGTTAGCTCTGTCATATGACCTCCATCTTCACGGCTAATTTTGCACATTGCTTAACCTCTGTCAACTGCCATGCAAGTGAACCTCAAGCCCTTGTTCCGAACCGTTGCTCCTATCTCACACTTTGCTCAAGCTTCACATCAACAACTGGCACCATCATTGCCACAAGACCTTGCCTCTACTCTTAGCTCATCCACTTTGCACTGGTAACTATTGTTCGCTACACACCAAAAGTCTCTGTACTGTAATCCACCAAAGCACTCGTTAATCTCCTTCACAGCACTTTGTACGCATACTGTACAACGCTCAATCCTCAGCTAATTGTCACAAGGTTTGGTTTACCAGCGTTACTTTTTTCAAGTTGCACATCATTTGTACCGCCCACTGAGCAGGTAAATTAACTACGCCACTTTGACAAACCTCATCTGCCTAGTCTACTGCAAAGCACCTTGCCGTCGAGATAATCGTGTCTCCCAAGAGGTCGACTCTATTATTATGTTTCGACGGCTTCGACCATTCGCTCCCAAGAGGTCGCTGTGCTTTACAGTAGACTAGGCACAGGCTCCTCCTAAGTAGTCGTCGTCTGAGGAGTGTCTTTGTGTCTCCATTAATTAACCAACTCATTAGGAGGTAAAAATGAGTACAACTGTAAAAAAAGTAACACTAGAAAACGCAACCCTTGTACAATTAGCCGAGGCTCTCGCTACTCATGCTAGACGTTCTATGCCTGAGCTTAACGAGCACTTCATTGAATCACAGTACAAAGACTTTTGTTATGTATCAAAAAATAGTTACGATTACAAAGTTAGAAAAATGGATGAACTAAGAGCAGAGATCAGGAAGCTTTTTGAGGAGGCTGTAGGAACTGAAGTCGTTGATGTAAGCCTTGAGACCAAAACTCAGATGTATCAACGGATGGAACCAGAGCTTGAGGCACTTGAACAGCGATTGATAGCGTTCAAGCAACTTTACAAAGCTCATACCGGGAAAAATTACAGTCATACGACAAAGTCTAAACTGGTACCTAATAGTCAGGCAGTCAGTGAAGCTGCTAAGCGAATAGCTGGACTTTAGAGTCCAGTTATCAAGAGAGGCTAGCCTAGCTAGTCTCTCTAGTTACTTATAAGGGTATTTTACTATCAAGGTATCCTTATAATTAACTAGGAGAGTATCATGATTAGACAATGGCTATTAATATTACTAACATCAGCTTGGATTATAACAATGCAGTATATAATACTGGTTGTAATTCTTGCTATATAATATACAATAAACCTATGAAAGAGAGGAGGCTACTATGCCATCACCAACCCATGATTGTATACTGCTTGCAGAACTAATAGCTGATACTGTTGATACTCCACAGCAAGTTGACAAACTGTTTGACATTCTTACAGACAGTAAGGCTTTGATATGGTGGCTGCAATTATTTTCTGCTGAAAAGAAAATTCAAAATAAAATAAAAGAATTAGTTTTTGCTAAAGTTGAAACTAAAATGATTGATCAAATGTTCAATGAAATGTCTCAAACTATTGAACGTAAAAATGAACACACTTTAGAATCTATTATTGATGATTCAATACCAGATTACAAAGACTCAATGAAAGGAGGTGATATACATTAACGCATATAAAGATTTACTTCTTGATATAGAAGCTGAGATTCATTGGTGTTTACATGATAAAGGTATGACCAATGAGCAAACTGTTAATCATATTAGAAAAGAATTTAATGATAGTGATGCACGACATGCAGCAGAACTATTAGAAAGAGAGGATTACTAATGAGATTATTAACACCAGAGTTAGAGGATACATTACGCTCTAATTCAAAAGCAAACAAAAATGGAGATAAAAGTTTTCCATTTGTTGTTAAACTATTTAATCCGTATGGATCAGGTACTTGGTATCTTAGTGAACTAGATGATAATGACATTGCATTTGGTCGTTGTGATTTAGGACACGGCGCTGAGTTAGGTTACATAAGTCTTCAAGAACTTAAAGACTACCGATCTCCACTTGGATTAGGTATTGAGCGTGATCTGTACTGGGATGGAGAAGTGCAATGAACCAGTCGAGTGGTTACACATCTACTGGTATCGGTTATCAAAAAACTGATACCAGTTATCAGGCAGCAACCGAAAATAAAAAACTAAAGTTATCGTTAAGACAACAGGTCTTGCAATATTTTATAGATAATCCAAAGTTATCTGTGCAAGCTGGAACAATAGCGTTTACTTTAGACAGGGATCTTTGCCAGATACAGCCAAGAATAACAGAGTTAGTTAATCTTGGTAAGCTAGAGGATAGTGGACACAGAGGTAAAACTAAATATGGTAAATCGTGCATACTCTGGAGACTATCTAATTCAACAACTAATACAAGCGAGGAGGAACCAAAGTATTAGTCAGGAAGAACTTGCTTTTAATATAGGAATTGAAACATCTACCCTACATAGATGGGAAACATTAGTGAGAACACCAAGCTATCACAATCTTATCTCTTGGGTAGATGCTTTGGAATTAAAACTTGAAACGAAAACCAAAGTTAAAATATAAACCTGTTTATAAAGTCTGTCAGGCTTGTGAAGAATCGATAGAATATTTTGTAACATTAAGTTTAAATGGAGATGTTACTAAATATTATATCATTTGTGTTAATTGTTATGAGAAAGATTTATGGCAAACAAAAATAAAAACAAAGGAACCTATCACGAAAACTGGTTCGTAAAATGGTTGAATAGTTTTGGTATTAAAACTAAACGTCAGCCTATGTCTGGTTCACTAGGTGGTGAATACTCTGGTGATTTAGTTCTTAAGATTCAAGGATACAGACTCATTGGTGAAGTAAAGTATAGAGATATATCTAACTTCCCTAATCCATTTAAAGTTTTAGTCAACAGAGACATAGCTTTTTATAAGCGTAGAAAAGGTGTGCCTCAAACACTAGTCATTATGTCTGGTGAATTATTTCAACAACTCATGGAGGAAAGAGAACATGAGTCTACCAGTGATACCTCTTGATTATGTAGCTGAAGTACTACAAGAATCTGGTGAACGTTTTTATATTTCAGAATATATCTGGAAGAAAAGTGGTGGTGATTGCACCTATCGTAAGGGTGAAGAAACCTATGAAAAAGATGCAAAGGAATTTATTAATGAAAAATTTAGTAAGTATAACTGGTGGCATAATAAACACTCAGACTTCTGGACATTTGTTGAAGATGCTAACAAAGAAACCTTTGAATTTGAATGGAATAAAATAACTATTCAAGTAAAGATAACCCACTTTGGATATTGCATTCAAAGAAATGGTGGAACACATCACCATGCATGGGAGCTGCAAACCAAAGGGAATAAATTATCATTTGTTAAGATGGAGAATGGAGTCTATACCACTGAAGGAGTAACTCCATTACCTATTACTAGCACTGGTTTTACATCTGGTCACATACTAAAACGTGATCCATTTGATTACATCAAAGCTAATGAACTCAAGGAATATTTACTTGAAGAACTTGGTGATCCACCATCACAAGGAGAGTTATTCTAATGCTAACAACAGGATCATTTATAACTGGAACAGTAAAAGTTTACAGTACTTTAATTATGTTTAGCTTTCCAACTATAGAAGAATGCACTGAAGTACATAATAAAGTACATGGAAATGACACTAAGTGTTTTGTAACTTACAAAGATACTTATACAATACCACCTATTCCACCAAACAAACCAAAGGAGATAATTGAATATGAATATAAAGAAGTATACCCATAAAATAAAAAAGTATTCTGAGAAGTGGTTAAAGAAACCAGAGGTAATAGAAATT